AGACAGCCAAAAATAATTTACGTAGATATTGATGGCACTATCTGTACTCAAGAGTCAGACTATAATCTAGCCAAACCAATACCTCATTACATCGCAAAGATCAATCGACTCTACGATGATGGTCATCATATCGTTTATTACACAGCAAGAGGTCAAGTTTCAAAAAGGGATTGGAGCGCATTGACTCTAGTTCAGTTAACTGAGTGGGGTTGTAAATTTCACGAACTCAGAGTGAATCACAAACCTCATTACGACCTGTACATTTGCGATAAATCAAAAAGAATCGAAGAATTATGAAAGTGATATGGGTCAACGGCACATTCGATGTGCTTCACTTAGGTCATATCAAACTCCTAGAGTTCGCAAAGAGCCTGGGAGATTTTCTTGTGGTCGGAATCGATAGGGATCACCGAGTTAGAGAGATGAAAGGCTCACCAAGACCCATAAATAATTGTCAGTACAGAATTGACTTTTTAAAATCAATCAAGTACGTGGATTCGGTCGTAACCTTTGGAACCGATAACGAACTAATTGAACACATTAAATCGTTTAAACCAGCAGTGATGGTAGTAGGGTCAGATTATCTAGGCAAAAGAGTAATCGGATCCGAATGGGCTGACGAAGTAAAATATTTTGATAGATTCGAAGATCTATCGACTTCAAAAATACTAAAGACTCATGGCTAACATATTAGTTATAGGCGAGGACTGCACTGACGTATTTGAATACGGTACGTGCACTAGACTTAATCCGGAAGCACCAACTCCAGTATTCGTATCAAACAGATTAGTTCAAAATCGAGGAATGGCAGGTAACGTATACACTAATCTAACCAGAATTTGTCCAACATCTTGGCAAATTAATTTCATTCATCAAGTTGAGGGCGATATTGTAAAACACAGGTTCGTTGACACAGCTTCAAATTATATTATATTAAGAGTCGATAAGGACGGGCCAGCTGAATCATTCAGGCTGACGCCTGATGTGATTACTATGATACATGATGCTGATATTGTCGTGATATCTGATTATAATAAGGGATTTTTAACTGAGGAGACTCTATTGGACATTTCCTGCATTGCAAAGATTAGCTTTATTGATACAAAGAAACCACTATCAAAATGGGCAGAAGAATTTGACTACATCAAGGTCAACCAAAAGGAATTTGCTAACCCTGAACACGACATAACGTTCATCAACGATAATTTAGATAAAATAATCGTCACTAAGGGAGAACAGGGCGCCGCTTTAGGTAAAATTACGGTGATGCAGACTCGACAGGTGGAAGTCAAGGACGTTTCTGGAGCAGGGGATACCTTTCTAGCAGGTCTCGTGGCTAAATACTCTGACTCTGGAGACATCATAGAGTCAATTAACTTTGCAAATCAATGTGCAGGTGAAGCAGTTTCGCATAAGGGAGTCGTTTCTGTTGACTTATCCATATAAATAATCAAAAATATCCATAATTAATGGGAAAGTTTGGTAACAAAAGAATACCTAAATTCATGAGTGGAGAACCCATTCCAGAATCACACGAGGGCGTAGCAATTCACCCAGAAATATTATCATTAAAAGGCCATGGCGATGATCATGCCATGATTATAATTAAAACGCATGACGGCCAAGAAGTTGAATTAAGATTTGACTATGACGGTGACGGCATGTTAACCGCTCAGCACGGAGACCATGAGTACTCAATTCCAGTTGAAGTTGAAATTGTTTCCGATATGGACGAGTCTGCTCACGTTGATGAGATTTCGAATATGGTTAAGCGTAGCGCTTTCATGAAGGCTTGGGATAAGTCAAAGGAACTTGACCCAGAGCATGACGGTTTCAAAAAAATTAAAGCATCGCAGCAAGCGCATGCATTCGAAACTCACATTAGCCCAGAAATTAAGAGAGAGGCAGATTTGATTGCCGAAATGTTCGGAGACGGAGTTTCAGTAGAAATCAAAAAGGGCGGCGGCGGAAGTTTGGATGATTATCAGCAGTTCGTATCATTGGAATTCTTTGAAGGTCGTGAAATCTTTGCAAAAATCACAATTTATTCAGACGGTCGAGTTGACAAAGTTGGCCAATTTCCAGAAAACATTCAGCGTAGACTAATCAGATTCATTGATAAAGTAAGATACGAAGAGTTACGTAAGCCAGCTAAAGGATATGAACTAGCTGAAGCAAAGAAAGGAAAACCTGATTATCTAGATTTTGATGGAGACGGCGATAAAAAGGAACCCATGAAAAAAGCTCTTCAGGACAAGAAAAAGGGCAAGGCTGCAAAAACTTTCGAAAGTTTTGTAAACGAATGTTGGAATCCAATGGAAGAAGGTTACAGCCCAGCAATGTCAGAAGAAGCAAGAGAGGCAATTAAGTCAATTTGCGAAGATCTTTTAATTAAAGAGGCTCAAGCATGCGATGAAGATCGTGATCCAATGCATACTTACGAAAATTACCTAAATGAATGCGGTTCCTATATGACAGAGTGCATGATGGAAGCTGCAGCTGGTTTAAATATAACTGAAGGAAAACCGGCAACAGGTCAAGGTAATCAATACTCAGTAATGGACCATGCTTTAGCTAGTTGGATTAGTCATAAACTAGGCCCTGCTGCAAAAAACGGAACCTTTTCCTCAAACGGAACAAAGGTTACTTTCATGAACGGCGGTAAAACCGAGACTTATAGCAAGCCAGTTAATATCGGAGCCTCCCGCATGCAAAATACCGGTACATGGGAATTAAATATGGATAAGGTGATTTTTAAAGTCACCGTTGAAAATTTAAACGTTAATGAATCTACTGCGTACTCTTGTGATACGTGCGGAGAACGTGCAGAACACGAAGAGATTGCAGAGAATCCTAGAATGAGATGTTCTAATTGCGGAGATCGTAACTGGAGCCCAGAATACTAATATAGAATTAATTAAGTGAATTAGCCCGAGAAATCGGGCTTTTTTATTTTGGTTAGACCCGAATAAATAATCCTATGAAAGAACACGCTAAAAATATGGCAAATAGCACAGGGTCAGTACCCGCAGCAGCTTTCACCCAGAGTAATGATCCAAATATTCAACCGACTCCGATTAATATTCACATGGGTGGAATTCCGAATCACTGGCTAGCAACCCAACCTATTTCAAGAAGGGACATGAAAATGAATAATACTCCGGGAATTGGCGCGAATCCGAGAACCAATAAAGTGCTAACTTTTAACGAATTCGTGGATGGAATATTTGAACCAGGTCCGAGCAGCGATAAATAATAAAAATTGACAAATACTATGAGTAACAAAATTTTAAATTTCGATTCATTCGTAAAGGGTCCGAAACTTGAGGATCCGAAAACTGCGCTTGATGTTAAAGCTGCAGCTCCGGTAAAAAAGGAGAAATCAATTGACCAGATTAAGCGAGCAAGCCTATCTACTGGAATAAAGGTGACCGAGCCGGATTACACAAAAACGGTAACTGAGCCGATCAAGGAAAGTTCAGCGGATACTCAAGCTGAGATTGACGCAGTCGTTGCAACTCGCGAACTTAGAAAAGAGTTAGCGACTGCAGATACTGATGACAAGCGTCTTGCTATTTTGAGCCGAATCAAGCAAATTCAACAGCAAATTGAACAAAAGAACAAGGCTAGTAAACCTATCTAAAAATACACAGGTCAAATGACTTTAGACGAACTAGTACTCGACATACAAGAGGAATTAACATTTGCGAAAGCCCTACCGTATTCAATTCCGGAAAAGGAAATACAGCGTATCATCACCAATGCTGAAAGATATTTTCACGATAACTGGAGACACGCAGTTGAGGCAAGATACATGGTGATTCCGACTGAAGTATTTAGGCATCCACTTTTCAAGAAGGAGAGAACCATTCAGCTACCTGAGTGTGTTGCATTTGTACATGAAGTAAAAGAAGCAAAGGGCACAAGCTCAATGTTTGGAACAATGGATGCGGATTTCGCAGACAATAAATTCATTGGATCTGAAGTATTCTTAACACCATTCATTGGTGAATCAATCATGTACAGAACTGTAATATTTTCGTTTTTGGACCTGGTTAAAGGATTCACAATTGATACGTTAGCTTACGATTACAACAAGAACACAAGAAAACTAATGGTTTTAGGTAGAACACCAAAGTCTAATGCAGTAGTTTTACAAATTGCAAAAAAGGTGCCATCTGACGATCTTTACAATGATGAATTATTTCAAAGATACGTGAGAGCTAAAGCTAAATTAAGATTAGGAGATCTCTTGACCACCTTTGACTATAATTTGCCAGGTGGAATCAAGCCTAACTACACGAATCTTGTAACCAAAGCCGAAAATGAATTAAATCAAGTACTAGAAATGATGAAGGGCGAAAATACAGCGGACTTCATGTTCTTTGCTAGATGGTAATTAATATATGTTAACAACTCAACCAATAGGAAAAGACTTTTATTTACGATCTCCTGGAGATCCTAACTATACTGCTGACACTTTTGAATCGAATGACTCATTAGAGAATGCGATTCAACAAGTCCGGATGGTACTGTTAACGAGATCAGGTGAAGTACTTGGAGAGGACATTGGATTCAATGCAGAAAAGTACTTATTTGAATTTGAATTTTCCAATTTAACTGAGATGGAATCAGAAGCGAATGCTCAGATCGCAGAGTTTGTTTTACTCTCAAAACCTTATAATATTGATGCTCGAGTATTCACTCTTGACGATATCGCTGATCCATACAAAGTTGGATTAGGTCTCGATATCAAGATCAACGGCCAGTCCGCTTTCGCTACACTATTTGATCTTTAATCCACGATTCTAAATCAGTAGAGGCTGTCCAGCCCAGAATCGACTGAGCTTTGGTCACATCGGCCAAACTAACTTTTGGCTCTAATCTAAATCCAATATTTTCTCGACGCTGTGAAATCATATCAGCGATTTGGTTAACTGACCAGGTTTTACCTGACCCGATATTGATAATACTGAATTTTCGAGTAGGATTCATTGCCTTTAAGTTTGCAAGAGCAACATCTTTTACATAGATAAAATCTCTTTGCTGACGGCCATCATTGGTGATGGTTAGAGGTTTTCCGTTTTTAAATTGTTCTAAAAAGATTGGAATCACAGAGCGGTAGGAACTCTTAGAGTTGGTTCTTTCCCCAAACACGTTAAAGTATCGTAAGCAAGTAACTGCAATTTCAGTTGTTTCAGCATAGTACTTTGCATAAGTTTCACCGACTAATTTAGATAGAGCATAGGCCGAGATTGGATCAGGCTGCTGAGTCTCATCAGTAGGAAAGGTTGCAGTGTTTCCATAGATCGCGCTAGTCGAGCTAAACACAAGCTTTTTTACTCCTGCCAGTTTACAAGCTTCTAGTACATTTGCTGTGCCAGTCACATTAACTTTAGTGTATCGATCAGGATGATCTAATGACTCCTGGACAGACGTTAATGCGGCTAAGTGGAATACACATTCAGAACCTTTTATCATCGAGGCGATCATCTTGGGATCCTCGGTAATATCATAATCTCTAATATCAATACCGGCTAGCGGCAGATTAGATTTTTTACCGGTTGAGAAGTTATCAATGACGGTAGGAAAAAAGCCTTCACTGATTAATAATTCTACTAGATGAGAGCCGATGAATCCGGCTCCACCTATTACTGTGACTTTTCTTAGCATTTATAGAGAATTAAAGATTAATTATAATTGACCCTTGGTTCCTACTTCAGAAGCTGTTTCGCCAGATGGTGCGGTTTCTGCAGCAGGTTCAGAGGCGGTTCCTCCAGCTGGGGCTGCTCCTCCTGCTGCTCCAGCCGCAGCAGCTTCGGCTTCTCCCTCAGACGTAGCTTGATAACTCTTGTTCTTGGCAATATCCTCATCACTTAGCTTCAAGTATTCTTTAATCAAGTACTCAGTTGAGAAGTAAGGTTTATTTTCATCATTAACTACAGCTTTCATAGCATTAAGGGTTGCAAGACGCTTGTTAAGTAGCTCTTGAGTCTTAATTTCTTCAAACACGTTATCATCATGCCATGTTAAACCAACCGCATTCGCGAATCGATGATCTGACTTAAGGTCCTTAACGTCTAAACACATTTGCAAGTAGAGAGGTTTAGTCATTAACTCCTTGAATGCTGAACGTAAACGCTTGATGAATTTATTGTAACGAATTTCCTCTCTTGAGATTCCCTCAGCGTTCATTGTGTAAGAACCCTGATTTTCAGACCAACGAGAGTAAGGTAATTTAGAATCAAGTTTTAATTTATCTTGGAAGTATTTTAGGAGTTCAGACCCTGATAAATTCGGTCCAGGATATTCCAATGCTTCAATATCGATAGCCTCGCCTCGATCATTCTTAGGTAAAACATAGTTCTTATAGAACAGGATATTAGGTTTACCGTCAACCATTAATTCTCCGGAACTGCCATCAAATGAAATGTCTTCCTTTAGAGTATTTGTGAATTCGCGAACGTCCTCCTTTGCCTTTTGCATTGACTTGGTTCCAACTGGAACGGTGGTCTTTAAACGAATAGGCGCGTTCATTGTATGCCAAATGACCTTAGAGTGCTCAATCAAACGCAATAGGTTAAATGAACGAATTAAACGTTCAACAAAACTAACTCGCTTCGTTCTAAATTCATTTGAGTAAGAAATGTAGATGATCTGAGAATCAGTTAATGTACGATTCATTTTATTAACTGGATCACGTTGAGCCCATTGTAAGTAAATACGACCACTTGAGTCCTTTTTAACTTCAGGGTAAAGAGTAGATGGATCCAATTCTTTAAAACCAATAATGTCCTTTGGATTAGTTAGGTTATCGTAAATGATTTCGAATGCCAAGTGACCTTCAATTAACCATTGATAGAAGTACTGCCATGCAGAAATACCTCGGTCAAAGCCCCATGCATTGTAAATCTTTTCAAAATTTTCTTGGTACTTGTCCAAGATCTTTTGTTGATAATTCAATCGCTCATCCTTGTTCTTTCCACGATAGTTGATTTCACCAACTAGATCGTTTGGATAACAGAAACGGTTATCTTGGTCAAATACGATTGCATCGTCTGCAATAGTTTCAATAACGAATTCAATCTCACCGTTTGAGGCAAGATCTCGAAGACGCTCTCTTTTTTGAACGTAATCCAATTGAAAGAATGCAATTGACTTATTCTTGAGTGAAGACGTTGTGTCCGATAGAGCAAGAGTTGCTTTCATTAGGTCATCGCCTAATGCATTGTTGAATCCCGTTAGCTGGCCCTCAATGTAACCGATTGCTTGGGAATTCTTAACGAGTAGATCATCGTACTTCATGCCGAATCGGCTAAGTGCTGTTAAACCTGATCTAAGTCCTCTTACTGGATTGCTATCTAAAAATCCTGCCATTTATTTATGTTATGTTATTTCAAAAAGTCTGAAATTTGTGACCTTGTCGCAATAGATTCATCACGAGAGTAGTTGACTTCTCCAATTTTTGGCACATTCGGCCAATCTATTAAGCGCAAGTATCGCATTTCTTCTCTGTTATATTTATCAACCAGGAACTCAAATTTAATACCTGAATATGGGCTGATACTCATTATGAAATTCTTATCAACTTTTCCAAAAGGATTCATCTCAGGTTGTCGAATTCGCTTTGGATACTCTAGGAATCCGCCCTTATCATCAGTTAGATTAGACAGGACTGGTAAAATCCTCTTCAGATATGTCTGAATGAACTTTCGCCTAAGAGTCTGGGGCATTACTTTAAGATTGAAACCAAATTCAATCGGCCCGCTGCTTCCCAATGAAATGAATATTGGATAGTTATCAATGTAGGGTTTTGAGCCCTTAGTTTGACCGGTAGTGTAATCGTCTAGACTAGGCAAACCGTCATTACCCTTAATTGTTTTCGCAACGAATGTATAGACATGGCCCGGAATCAAGATTGGGACCTGTACTGACTCTTCTGCGAATCGGTAATTTGGACCAGGTTGAGTAAAATTTTCGACCCGGCCAGTTTCAATGTAGTCCTTTATTTGCTGTATTGCCATTACTATCTTTTATATTGATTTGAACAGAAAGTTTTCGGTAATTATTCCGAATTTTAAACCTCTAACCGAAGCAAATTCTTTTGCTGCTTCGAATTTAGCCTGGTTGACGATGTATTGTTTTGCTGCATAGACATAATTTGCAGTCTGCTTATTCGTCATTCGGTCCGGTGCAGTGGGAGGTTTTGTGTACTTATCCGGCTTGATCTCTATTAGCCAAGACTGTTCTCGGCCTTCACTGTCCTTTGTGACAACGTAAAAATCAATGTAGTAAGTGTGACCTCTCTTGTCTAATGGGCTATAATAAGGAATTCCAACCGGCTCACTAGAGTACTTGATTACGGTTGGGCTGTGATCACACCATTTAAGAAACTTGAATTCCCAACTTGATCTAAATATGATTTGGGTTGGATCCCCGACGTATTTTTCAGGAAATGCGGGTTTAAAATAACCTTGTCTAATTGATCCGGCTCTTGGTTTTAAGAAGGTTTTGATGCTCTTCTGCTCTTTAGGTTTCATATAGTTATTTATAGGTACGCCATGTCAAACACAGTTTCGCTAAAATAGCTATTGATCCATTGACTAAAGTCACGAGGACTGTACTCAGGGTCCTTGGAATGGATGAAAGAGTACATATCATTGATGTCCTTGATTCTTTGAATTGACTTGATATCGTCAATTGATGAGAATTTCTTTTTTAGATAATCGATTGCCTTATTCCACAGAAACACTGAGTAGCCTTGCTTAATGAAGTTCATCATTTGAGTTTTACCGGCTTTATCCCTATCGAAAACAACTCGAGTAGCGCCCTTTGCTCCAAGATTAGCAAGAATACTTCTGGCTTTAGAGGCACCTGAAGTTGCAATGCAGTTCTCAAGTAGAAGAGAATCAAATTGACCCTCAGTCATCAAAATAGGTTTTGTGAAATCAACATTTAGGATATTGAAATAGTTGTTTAGGAAATTTGCATCCTCAACCAATTCCTTGTTTAGACCGCGTTGAGCAAAGATTAGCGAAAGATCCGTATATGATTTAATGATGTACTTTCTGTCAGAG